AAAGTAGGGAACTCATTTTTTAGGTATTCATTAAATGGAGCGTCATCAGATACAGAATAGTCCTTATATAAGCCTGATATTTTCTCTCTAACACTCTCACTCTGCTCACTCAAAGGCGCATCCCAATCTAATAGGTCGTCAGGGTCTACGTTTAGGGATACGTTGTAGAGGTAGCCCCTTGACACTTTTGCATCACTACCCAGAGACTCAAGCCAATCTGCTGCTGCTGCGTGCGTAGAGCCATCCTCAACATTATTAGCCCATACCCTTAACTCATCAATGGTTTCATCAATAGACCTCTTTGAGTTTACGCTGGATAATGCCTGTCTCTCAGGACTGTTTATCGGGAAGTCGGCAGCCTCAAGAACCTTCCCGTCAACCTCTAGCGAGAAACCCCCTAATGTATCTGCGTAATCTTGACCAACGCCCCTATTCTCAGCAAAGTACAGCCCATGACCATAACCCTGTGCGCCCTCACCTGTGCCTATGTGGGCAGATGACATTCGATCAAACTTGTGCGGCGAGCCTTGCCAAGCGTCTATGTTCTTGCGGATTTTATTAACACCGCTCGCCATCGAAGGAATGCCAGGAACCGCGCCCAACATAGTCAGAAAACCGTTAAACAGCGTCCGGCTTTCAGGGTCTTGGATGTACATCTCCATATCAGCCATCAGGCCGATAATATCGCCAACAGGACTAGCACCCGACAAAATTGCAGACTTCTGCAAAGGGGTCATGCCCTGCGTAATGGTGTCTACCGCATTGCGGTACTCGGAGAATTTCTCATTAAGAGAGTGAGTCGTGCTGTCCAGAGCCTTTGCAAGCTCTATCGGATTCATCAGGGTTTCTTTGCTTGGAACCCCTATGGTTATAGGGTTTTCCATGCCCCTGATAAATACACGAATCCTGCCGCCACCCGTTTCTATTCGGGTTTTATCTTCCGGTGCTGCCCTACGACTTATCTCGTTAGGTGCGCGGAGCAGGTTTATTGCTTGCTGTCTATCCAGGGGCACGTTGACTGACCCTACCTGTCAGCGGGTCATAATCGAAATCCGCAGTAACACCCTTAACATCTTCCTCGTACTTCAATTGCATTTCGGTAAGTTCGTTCTGCAAACCTTCCAGCTTGACCATAACATCATCATCGTGGTGCTGGTCTTTCTGGTCTATCTTCAACATCTCCCGCTCGTGCTGGAGCATGGTCTTGTTAATACGCTCCTCCAGCCTGTTCAATTCCTGCTCCTTCTGCTGTAGTGCTTGCGCTTGTAGCTGTAGCTGTTGCGCCTCTTGTGGCAATGGAGGGGTCATGGCTTGACCGGGGTCGGTAAAATACAAGTCAGCTTCCTGTCCAGAGTTCTTTGCGATCTCTTTGGCGAGGTTGTACTTGTTCTTTGGTGTTACTATCAGGTTCTTGCCGCCGCTTTGTTCAAGCGCGGATTGCGTCTGTGCTATTTGTGACAGGTGCAACAGGTTGGACTCACGAGAGCCAATACCTAATCCTATGTTCACAGTAATATCAAATCTCTCGCGCCATGAGGACGGGTCTACTGGAACCCACTCGCCCCTAAGCTTAACCACTTCCTCCTTGTCCTGATGCTTTCTCAGGAGTTCATGGATGTGTAAAAAGAGTGACTTGATACCTGTCTCTGCGAAAATTCGCGCAATCATTTCTATCTTGTCCTTAGACATAGAGATTGCTTCTCTGAGAACAGAGGATTGGATATTCTTTAGTTGTTCTGGTGCTAGACCGTCAGCGTCTGAGTGTACGCCCGTCCGGTCGCGCTTGGCCTTGTCCCATAACTCCAACATGGGGAACGTGGCCCCTGCGGTAAATGGTACCGTCATGGGTGCCCATGATTCACTTACCGGACGGTCAAATATAACGCTCCCGCCAATTTCTGTGGATAGCAAACCGTCCATGGTTTCGTCACCTATGGCTTGCTCGTAGATTGCGTTCCTGGGGTTGTTTGTCTGGTATAGATTGTCAAGCATCTGCCTTGTGAGGGTCGTGGTGATTTCTTGAATATCCATGACCATCTCAGCAGGGCAAGTGCCAAAATGCTTGTGAGGAAGGGGTTTTGAACTAAGAACGTGAAACGGCTGACGGTCTGCTGGCTCGTTGCCTAACACATGGTTGCTGGCTGTAAATATCTGCCGCAATTCCCCGTCAATCTTTAGATAACACTCCCTGACTTCAACTTCTTCCTCTAAGGGGTCTGAGCTAACACTACGAGTCTCGTCAGTCTTGTTCCGTTTCTTGGTTTTCTCACTCGTGTTGGTGTTGTTGTGTTGGGCCGGAATAGAAAGCACCGCTTCCTCGTCAAAACCCATAGCTATCAATTCTGACCTCTTTGCGAGTCTTTCTTGACCAACCATTCGGGCCTTAGAAGGGTTCACCCATCGAGCATCGGCAGAAATGCGGTATTCCTCGGGAGGTACGCACTCAACCTGTACGCAATTCTTCTTGGTCGTTCTCTTGAATTTAATATCATGGACGGTTATCTCGGCAGACTCGCCATCAATGATTACCTGTTCCGCCCTTTCCTCGCGCTCCTCGGCATCTAGTTCGTCATCCTCCAGAAGCTTGAACACTTCCTCCTCAGAAAGTCCTGTATAGGTTTCCTCGGTGATTATTTCTGATTCGTCCTGCCACGCCTTCACAATGCCGTTTTTCTGCACCAAAGCATCAAAAAACCAGTTATACAGCGTGAGAAATGAGTCCTCGTTCTTCTTGAAAAATACGTGCGAGGTGTAATCAGTCTCCTGCTCGGCTAGTGCTTCATCCTCTGGCCCGGTAGGGTCGAAGGAAACCAGATTATCCTTTGTCGTAAACAACCGTAGAAGTGATGGCATAATGCCGTCAACTACGTCCGAAACGTCAGAGGTAACTACCTCGGATTTTCCATCAACCTCGTTCCCCAATGGTTTGGAGTTGTAAAAATCCCACGCCAAAGCCCTCTCTGTGGATATTTCGCCATCAGGCGCACCCATAGCAGAGGTAAACTCACGATCAACTATAGCGAGGATTTCACGATCTGATTTCATTTTGTGCCTTTTTTGGGCGCTTTCTTGGGAGATGCAGTCTCGCTAGATAGCTTTTCCACTTTTGCTTGAAGTTCCTTAACCACGTTTTCCAGGTTGTTCAGTTGCGCTTGCATTGCTAGTGTGCTCATATAATTGCTACGGCTCTGCCGCTCTCCTGTCGCTTGTGTCTTGGTTGTAGACGTTTTGCTGATTTGATTTGTTGTATAGCGATTCTCGTTGCCGCCATCAGAGGGTGTGAGTCTTTGGGGATTTTCCCCTCGTCACGCTCAAGGCTTTGCGCCTCCTCTATCCAATTTTTTAGTCGCTTATCGACTGTTATCCTCTTTGTCCTGATTCGCTCCCACAAATCCCGCGAAACAATCTCTGCCATTTCGTCAGAGTCGCTAGATGCCTCTGGAAGCATTCGGCAACCACGATCGAGGAAGCTTCTCTGCATCTCCTCGTGTGTCCAGGCCACCGGAATCCATCTGCCTCGTGCGTTGATGGACTCAGTTATCACTGCGGGTACTTCTGTCTGGAATATGCAAGCATCGTAAATGTGGATATTGTCCGAATCGGGATCCCGCGCTAACCAAACAAGGGCTATGTTGCCGTTCTTGGTTACGTGCATTCCCGCTATTCGTTTGTGGTGTGATTCCATCAAACCGCAATACCCTCCAAATCCACCGGGAATACTTTAGACTTCCCGCTCTCCTCGTTAGCAACAGAACATGCCATTGCCAAGCTCACCATTCCATCAATTCGCCCTCTGGACTTCGCCTTGTCCAGCTTCCTGTCACCCGCCTCGTTGTACTTCACAACCGAGTTACCCGCACACATCGAGAGCAACGGGTGGTTCCCATGCCGCAACTTCGCATTGAGCAAAAGGGACTCCAGAACCCGGAGTGCTGGCCCCATAGAGACATAACCTTGACCAAATTCGACAAAACGCTCGTCTACCACGCTCTCGGAAATTCCAGCCTTGACTAGCCACGGGCGTAAGTGCCTCATGTTGTAGCGGTCAAAAGCAATTTTGCGTATGTCGTACTCGGAAAATAAATCGGCTATGAACTGTGCAACAAATTCATACTCGATTGACTTACCGGGGGTCGTTAGTAAGTGTCCGTCATCCTTCCACTGGTCGTAGGGAACCCGGTCTTTTCTTGACCTTTCCTCCAATTCGTGAGCAGGGAGCCAAAAATGCGACTTCACATCGTAGGACTCGCCCTCGGGGAACACCAACTCCAAAGCAGTGAGGTCGTTTGTCTCCGACAAGTCCAGGCCACCGTAACAGGGGCCAGTGAATTTGCCGTGATCTCCAGATAACACCCAAACAGACTTGGTAACAAAGGGGTTATACGCCTCTACCCGCTGATTCAGTACCAGATTGCGGTACTCAGCCTCCCGAGAGGGCATTCGCCTCGCGGCATCAGCCATGCCCAAAACTTCGTCAATATTCTGAACATCACCCAAACCAGGGTTAGCCAGCCGGATGGAATCCTCCGAAAATGGGTCTAAATCGTCCGGGGCAGTAAACAAAATGATCTTTGTGCGCTTATCCCCACCCTTCAATGCGTCATCAATCAAAATACTCAACAAGTCAGAATCACTTGGGGCTTGCGTTGAAATGATGATCGAAAGGGGGCTTTCGTGCGCTGCTGTAGCTGTTTCCAGTGCCTCAAAAAGCTGGTGTCTCGGGCCTTTTACCTGCCCAAGTTCGTCATGGACTAACAGGGCTGGCGAAAGGCCGTAAGCAGTAGGCGCGTCAGCAGATAGGGCTTTATACAATACGCCCATATCCGGGTTGTGAAGTTCCTTACCAGACTCGCGGATAGTAATAAAATCCGCTAAATCAGAGTTCATACGGATAATTTTTGCCGCGAGATTGAATACAATCGCCGCCTGTTCTCGGGACATGGCAGAGGAGTACAGTTCGCTATTGACCAGTGCCTCTGGCCCTGCAATGTGGAGAACGTCAATCAGGGCCGCAGTCGCAGTTTTCATGTTTTTGCGACCAACAGAAAATATGACGGTTCTCGCTGGATCCACTGTGCTATACGCCGCCCGGAATAGTAACCTCTGGACGGGACGCAACCTGATAGGCTTGCCGACATCCTTACCAGACGGAACTAAACAATGCTGCTCTACCCAAGCAATGTTGCGAAGATAGCGTATATCGTAATCGTCCCAATCTTTCTGTAGGGGCTTATCACTCCACCCCATCAGCCTTTACGGGACT